ACGGTCGGGGCGGATCCCCCGGCGCCAGTCACCCAGGCCGCGTCACCGCGGTCCCTGATTGCCTCAAGGGTGTCGGTCCCGGCAGTCCAAGTCGCTCCCTTGATCTCGGTGAAGGCGGCAGCCATCTGCGCCTGCGTGGGCGGGTAGTTGTCGCCAGACAGGCCAGTAGTGTCATACTGCTTCTCTAAGTTATCAGCAGCCACAGTATCCCTACTGATAGCGAGAACATCTGAATCAACGAGGCCAGTCGCAGAAATCGATGATTCTTGGAAATTCGAGGGAAGCGTGCTAAAACATGCAGGAGCCCCGATAACTTGAACATTAGCGGTAGTGCTCTCAGGATATAAGTCCAATACATTGGCGTCGGTTTCCGCTTGGGTCAGGTCGAAAAGGTAATACCCATCCTCCACTTCGGTAGGGTTGACGTCGTTGGTCGCGACCGCGGTTGCCCAGTCCTTAGATATCTTCGCTGTAATATTCGCTGCGTTTCCAGTCACTGCGGAACCGTCGGTCGTATCGAAGGCAAATACTCGCCACTTCTGGCTTGCCACATTCTTTTGCAACATTAGGATCTGCCTCCAATAAAACTGTCGTAATAGCGACGCGCGAAGAATCCGTCGGTCGGTAATGCTTCTGTGTAGAGAAACCTATTATTCACAGGTCTCTTAATAAACGCATACACATCTTGAGACATTTCGAAATAATACGGGCTAGGGTCTCCATGAAAAACCTGTAAGAACCTCAGTCCGTTACTCGGAAAATAAGACGTCTGATATCTCGCGACTGCACCATAATTAAACGAATTGTAATTCCTCAGAGATAAGTTGCTTGACGAGTCAGTGCCTTGCGATACACCTTTATGGTATATCTCAAGCGCCCCATTTGCACGGACTACCCCGAGGACATCGTAATATTCGCCTTCCGTAAAAAGATCGCCGGAAGTTGCGACATTACTTGAGCCGCCATATTGGTGGAATAGACTAAACGCGCCGCCAGTAATAAATGCCAGTCTCGTGTAATACGAGTATGACATTGTTGTTGCCATTGCAAAATACGATGTGGTCGCTTGTGGTACGTACCTAGCAATAAATCGTAATGCGAAAGGGTACGCTGTAGGGATTATGCCTTCCGGCAGGATAATGCGCCCATCAGTTCCATTTGTGTCTATTTCACGACGGGATGTCCATGTCGCATTAGAGATAGTGGCTGTCTCCTCAGCTGGCTCATCCATATAATTAGTGAGCGTACCCTGCTGGAACTCGTCCAACAAAAACAACCCAGCACAATGTCTCAAGTGTGGGTGCTTTGTATCAACAACGAACTGCGAATCGCCCCCGCGGGACATCGGAGACAGGTCTCCCGCATCCATGGTACGGGGACGATTGAGGCGTATAGACATTAGATGCTAACTCCGTCGAGGCGGATATCGACGTCCAGCGTACTGAGAGTATCACTGCCGCCGAGAGTATCATCAGTGTCTCGTACACGTGCTCGGATCTTAAATCCATACGTGCCCACAACCTCAATACCCTTTACGGCTGGGTCGTCCCCTTCTCTGTTCGAGTATTCGATGATGTATCGCTTTGCCTCGCCATCACTCTCGTACAGCGTACCGTCAGCGGTCCTTGACACGATAATGTCACAATTCTCCGTCGGTGTGGTCTCCGGGTTGAAATCGAACACAACCTGCGCAAGTTCACCTGGATTGAGGGTTATCTCCCAATCTGCAGCATCCTTCTGCACTGTCTCATACGTCCCGTCTAGCGTAAGCTGAGTGCTGCTAAGCAAAGATGCCCAAGCCATTATCCGATGCCCCTGAGTAGTCCCCAGATGTTGTTCTTTATCTGGGCGTGAATGTATGCGTCAGTGGTAACCTCTGATCCCTGAGTGGGGTCATCGTCAGACCTGAGTACTTGCGCCGCCAGCTGAGGGGCCGTCAACACTGTCTCTTGCTTCAGCACCACGTCCGCATATTTAAGATCCGCAGCAGTGTTTGGATACCCTGGCTCCAGTTGCGACACCAGCTCGGCAACACTCCACAGCCCCGCCCAGCAGCGACCTTGAAATGCTACGTCATTTGAGTTTGCCCAGATTTCTGAATATAACATTTACTTCTCCATTGCCTCGAAGGGGCTCGGCACAGCTCCCCAGTTAGTTGCTTAACAGAAGCGCTTAAAGCCCCCCTCATTGTACTCATTAGGTACACCGGTAGCGGCGTAGTCCCTGACGAGGGTATGATTCAATGCCAATCCAGATGAGAAAAACTGCGAGGGGGATGAGGGGGTCAGAAGAAGAAGGGAAGTGGGTATCAGTTGTCTCATGGTCGCGCTCCTGGACGAAAAGAGGGAAGTAGACTTCCCAGGCCCAGGCGAAAACAACGCTCAAAGGGCCGTAACGGCCCCCATAATACTACGATGTCTACGGCTTGACCAGCGTGGAGATAATGCCCAACATGTCCATCTGCATTTCCTGGCCGGTCAGGGCTTTAGCCCCGAAGTCCACCGCACAGTTCTTGTCCACACCGGCGCTAACGTCTGACAGTTCTCGTCCGCTGGTGATGGTGACTTCGCAGGTATCTGCGGTCTTTTTGTAATGATAGACGGCCTGACCTCCGCCGGCCGATTGCGTGCCATCGGGGCTGAAAGAGGCACAACCGCTTAAAAACAAAACTCCTACAAGCGCAGATCGCATCATTTTTCCTCCTGGTCTCTATTGTTTATCGTGGTTCACGTACCCGTTAGTTCTCGGGTATACCATATGCTGTAACGCTTCCAGCTTGACGGCCACCTCGTTGAGTTTCACCGTGGTGGTATGCAAGTGGGCGTTCCGAAATAAATTGAACTCGGTCTTCAGTTCTCGTATATTTTCTTTAACTTCTTCGATTCGTCGCTCGGCGACGAGCCTGTCTCTGTCTCCGTCACTCTGAGCGTAACGCTTACCGGGCTTGCTAAACTCTGTGAAACTAGTTTCAATGTGATGGAGTCGTTCATCGCGACGTGCATCGAGAGCCCGATCATTCCAAGCAGCGACACCGATGCCCAGGATCGCGGTACCCAGAACAACCCCGAGGGCTTCCTGTACCCACGCAGGGAATTGCTTTTGTTCCGCCATAGTTGCCTCAGCCACTTTATGTTCACCAGAAAAGGAACCAGGAAATGAGACAATTGCCTAGAGTTATGATGCATGATGGTGCCCAAGATAGGTTCAAAAAACAAAATTTGTGGGGAGGTTCTATTGGGGCCATTAGGAAAGTATCTCGTTTGGTGAGAATGCTGCTAGGATACTACCTTAGGCCCCGTTTTGCCAGGGTTACCTGCCTATTTTCGCAAAATAATTAACTACCTACTTTGCATGGTTTTTCGGTGTACATTTCTCGATCAGCAAACTCCTGTTGCTTCCCCTCATTCCACTCAGTAACTGGCCGGTGATATCCCATGACGCGGGAGTATGTTTCGCATTTGGTACGTTCTTCGTCTTTCAGTTTGATCTGTGCCATTGTTTTATCCTTCGCATTAGTGTTGTGGATACATAGTGTTACGGCTACATATTGTATCCGGTGATTATACGTCAGCCCAGCTGGCAACTCCACGACTGGTGATGCTCGATATTGCAACCAAGGCCGGCGGATCTTCGTCGGTGTCGATGATGTGGGCGGTGTGTGTAGTAAAATACAGCGTCTTGCAGCTACCTGCATCGGCAGCCTCAGAGCCGATGATCGGGTCGTAGAGGGCCTTGAGCGTGGCTATGGTGGCACTGGTAGCGGTATAGTCGCCCCAGCCCCCTGGGTACGTTACACCGGGCTTACCCGGCTCCAACAAGCAGTATCTGGACATGCGGTTACACCTTCTTTAGGTATTTGGCGTCGAGCTGGGCTTTAATCCAACCGTCATGGGGAACGGTCACCGGGATCCCTGGAGTGAAGTGGATGCTCGGCTCAAAAGCGTGAAAGCCTTTGAAGTTCCCCGTCAACACAACCTTGACTGTCTCCGGTTTCCGCGCGCGCCGCGCGCGGCGCGCAGGCTTCTGGACGACCGGGGCGGGCGTCTCAACGGTTGTGTCTTTAGTGGGCAGCGGCGGCGCCCCGGGATTGCTAGAGAGCCCCGGCTCCTCAGGTTTCCGCTGGTACTTACGCTTCTGCGCAGGCAGCGGGGAGCTTCCTGCCGGGGTGGGTTGTTCGGCGCTTGGTTGTACTGGGTCAGTCATGGGATAGGCTCCTGAAAATATACGTGGGAATACAAGGGGGTATCTAGTCTACAGCTTCGGCAGGGGTCTGGCAATCACAGTGCTGGGCGTGGCCGTCTCGTTGAAGTATTTCACGAGCGACAGCTCCACAATCTTCTTTTTGGTCATGCCAGACTGCTTGGCATACTCAGTGAGATGCGCTTGAATCTCTTCAGTGACGGGAACATTTAAGAACTTCATGATTCTCCTTTACATCTTCGTTAAGTGAGCTTAGACTATAGCTGGAATTTAAATTGATGTCAACACTAAACGAGGTGATCAGATGGGCGGAAAACGAAGGTAAAATTCAAGCTAACTTTTTGAGGCATAAAAAAGCCCCGCCTAGGCGGGGCTTTTGCTACAGGGCTATACTAAGCCCCTGAGTTACTAGGCGTTGGTAATATCTACCAATTTTCCCGCTGCATCGAGTAAACGGTATAACATCCGACCGACGTCGAAGCGGAAGAAGTCAGAACGCTGAAGGATCATACGCTCAGAAGCGCTGTATGCCGCCGAGGTGTTGACCACTTCCCGCAAAAAGAAGCGAGAGTCGAAGACCAGCATCTGGTTGGCTGCGATGGTACCGTCCGGCACCAGCATCACATTCGGCACACCGACGCTCCAGTTCAGCAGGTCGGGCTTGACGTCCAGACCATAGGTACCCATGGCACCGGCATTGGGGCCGGAGGTGGTGGGATCATAGATCACAGGACGGCCCGAGCGGCCTTCGATGGCCAGGTAGGTGTCGAGCGTGGTGATGATCGAATCGTAAGTCACCTTACGAGTGGGATCATAAAGCATCTTCAGCCAACCCTTCTGGGTCACTGCGGCAGCACCCGCTGTGCTGTCGTAGGTGGCTTTGAAGCCCACCGCGGACATGGCCGACTGACCGACGTCGAGATTCCCGGTGACCACATTGGAGATGTCACTCCAGAGCTGTGCGAACCGCTCGCCTTCAGCCTGCTGAGTCAGGATCGTGACCACCAGATCAACCGTGGAGCGGGCCTGGGCCTGCTCGGAGATCTGCAAACCAATCGAGTTAGTCGCGATCGACTTGCTGGACTGGCTCGTGGTGATCGAGATCAGCTGACGCGGCAGCGCATTCTGCGAGATCGGCGAAGAGCGCTCGCCACGAGGATCAGAAACGTCGATCAACGGCTGAGTGAACTGCTCGGTGGGGATGAACTCCCGGTTAGAAATCATCCGAGACCAGATTTGCAGCTCAGGATTGTAATCCTCAGTCAGCGCCTCGTTCATGGTCGCCAGAACGGTCTCGGGAAAGAACACACGGCTGGCCGGGGTCGTACCCTGCGTAGACGGGGCAACGATGATGCCACCACCAGCCAGCTGATCTCCAGCCAGGCGTTGGGTAACCGTACCGTCCAGAATGTCGCCGATGGTTGAGGCGATAATGCCTTTGGCCGGATCGTTCTTAAGGTGGATACCCAGGCTCTGCTGGCCCTGCTGAAACGCAGTGCCGTAACGCGGATCGGCGTCGCTGTACTTGGTGTTGATGAAACCAGACACCGTCATACCCATCTTCTGAGCAGTGCGGTAGTCTTCGAGGTTGAGTTCGCCCTGTGCCGTTTTACCGGTGGAGGCACTCATGTAACTAAAAGTTGCTTTGGACATGGTATCTCCTTAAACCTTCCGAATCAGGACTTTATCACCAGCGGAGCCGTCGCCGTAATTGGCAACCACCTCCCACTTGTGAATATTGGCAGCGGCTACAGCAGCCTCCACCTTGACGTTGGGGCCATTGGCACCATTCGCAGTACCAAGCGCGATGGCGGTACCACAGAAGACCAGGTCTCCCACGGCCAGCGAACCCACTTCGTCAGTGGCCCAAGCTTCAACACCATGATCCATTTTCACGGAACCGATGGTGAAACCGTTCTTGGTGTAGGGCTCGACGGCGGTAACAACGCCAACGATGTCGTCCCCATCGGCGCATAGCACCATTGCCGCACCGTCCCACTTCACGAATTTGCCAATGTCTTCTTGGGCAAAATCGCCTGACTCAGTCCCCAGGCTCTCCGTCCGGTCAGGGACGTAAGGGGAGATCGTCATCTGTCTATTAGCAGCTGCCATTAGAATAACCTCCAAAGATTAATAAAAGTACTCGCTTTCTCGCTAGATTGGCCGGAGGTTAACCCACAGGCCGCAAACCGATTTTCAGTGCCGCTTCGACGCCCGTAGGGTCCTTGACGGTGGCTTCACCAGCCTCGAGGCTGGACTGACCCACTACAAACCGGGCCTCGTATGCTGCCCGGTACTTGCTGTACTGAGCAGTGATGGTGCCTGCCGGCAACCCTTCCAAGCTGACCGGGGACTGGCCCAGCATCACCTGCAGCAATCCCGCTCCGTGCAGAGCAGCTTGGGTCAGCCCTTCTGCATTCGCTTGTGCGTCGGCAAGACTGCCTTCCAGCTGCACCTTGCTTGCCTGCAGCCCGGCCAGCTCAAGACGAGCTTCAGCCAGTTCATTCTTCAGAAACGCGACCATCTCAGGAACGGTTTCGACGGCGGCGGCCGGAGCTTCGACGGCCAGCTCGGCCTCGGCGGCCGGAGCTTCGACGGCCAGCTCGGCTTCGGCGGCCGGAGCGACTGCCGCCGCGGCGTCTACTTCTTCGTGTTCGATCTGAGAGATCGGTCTACCTGCAGCCAGCTGGGCAAGCCCAGCGTGACTCAACATAATTTTCTTTGCCATGATGGCCCCCTGAATTTTAAGCGGCTATTGGCTTGCCGCGACGAATGTTATCTAGATGTTCGGCCCCGCTGGAGACCACCTCTTCCTCTTCAAACCCCTCATTGAGATCGGCCAACAGGTCCTGCAGCGGCAGGACGAAATCAGCCAGCCCAATGTCAATCGCTTCCTGCATGAAAAAAATCTTCCCATCCGCCCATTGTTTGCTGCCAGACAGGGAGAGGTGCCGCTCAGCGGCGACATGTTCTGTAAAAAAGCTGTACAGACGATCAGTCTGCTTCTGCAAAATCTTCTCATCCTTGGCTGACAGCTTCTGCGAGGGGTGCCCAACGGCCTTCTGGCTGCCGGCAGTGATAACGGTATCCTTTATACCCATCTGCTCAAGGGCGCCCGCCACCGAGCGGTGAGTCATGACCACCCCGATGGAGCCGACCTCTGCCATGCGGCTGCCGTAAATGACATCGGCAAGGGAGCCCATCCAGTACCCGGCCGACAAGGCCGCTGACTGCACATGTGTCAGGAGGGTGACGTCGGAGGCCGCTTTTAGAGCCCGGACGTTGTTGGAGAAGTTGTCAACACCATCAGCGCTGCCGCCGCCGGTGGACATCACCATGACAGCGTGCTCCACTTCCGGTCGTTCCAGCATCACTTTTTGCAGGGCGGTGGCCACGGTATCGTAACTGGTCATGCCAAAAAGCATATTCCAGAAAGAGTTCTCGTTGACCAGAGGTCCGTCGACCTTAACCATGCCCACCCGACCGTTAATCTCAATCAGCTGGTCAGAAGCGCTATCCAGAAATTGGTCCTCAAACGAACGGGGGTCTTCCTCGTCGTCTGCATCCACTGGACCCATCAGCGCCGCGAGTCTCTCAGGGTGTTCCATCGCATACTTCGCTATTTGCGCCACGCGCAAATAGCTTTCGGCAGAGCCGAGCCAGGCGTCCGGTAGTCTGGGTAGTCTTGACAGCATGTGTTGTTCCAGCCTTAGTGGGGGTAATTTATACCGTAGGTTAAATAATTACAAGCTTCTGATGACAATCAGTTACATCAAGGCCGCGTTTCGTTATCGTCGCCGCCGGCAGAATTGGGGGCGTCACCCTGAAGTTGGCGCCCTGTGCTGTCTTCATTAGCCCTTGCTACTGTGTCCTGCGGCGTGCTCTTATGGAACATGGTGCCTGACAATTCAGGTGCCCCCGGGGTGCGCGCGCCGGTACCCAACAGGGTCGACGCCTCGTCGTCGGAGATGAATCCCAGGGAGAGCTGCTCCAGGATGACTGCCTGCATCATGGACTTGAAAGCGGCCAATTCGTGCTCCGGCCTGAGATCAATCGGCTTGAACTTGAACTTCACATGCACGTCGACGCCTTGAAGCCGGACCGCCAGCGTCATGGCCCTGCTCAGCACCTCTTCGACTGGTGTGTGCAAAGTCGCCGCCATTTTCATGAACAAGAGTGACTCAGTGGACGAGGTGTTCTGGCTGCCGCCGATGCGCAGGCCGAGAATGGCCGGGTTGGCCTTCAGTGCGCTGGCCGCCTGCCCGCTCAATACGTTGAGCAGGTCGCCGTAATCTTTCTTTTCGCCTTCAGTGCTGACCGAATCGATCTCGGCCAAATCGTAGAACACCAGGGCATCCTCGGGAGCGAGATCCTTGACCACTCCTTCGATGTCGGAGCGAACACTATCCAAGTAGCTTGCCATCTGGGCTGCGTCCTGACGCACTTCCGCTGTCGCGCCCTGAACTACCTTCTCATAATCCAGCTTGACCAGCAGTCTGGGCGCGCCATTGGCGCGCAGCACCCGCTGCATGTCCTCGATGAAGCCTTCGTAGCGGTACAGCGTTTTGAAACTGGCGGCCAGAAACGACATGTTGTAAATTTTATCTGCCGGCTTCATCGACTCCCCAACCCAAACCGTAGGCAGGTCCAGAGAGACCTCTGTATCTTGCCCCGGCGCCGGTTTGGTACGCCGCTGGGTTGGGTATTTACCGCCCTTGCCCGATGCCTTCCAGATTACGGTGTCGTAGGGAAAGAGTTGCAGCCTTGTGGGCATGCGCACGTTGTCCAACACCAGCTCGATGCCGAGCCCGCCGGTGAGTACCACCTCCAGCAGGGCTGTCTCTATGAGAGAGAGCATGGATTTTTTGTCGGAGTAGCCTTTGGAATAATCCCAAACGCTGTCCCATTTGGCGATCTGGGCCTCGGCCGCCAGCAACCCTGCTTGACTGAATTGTTGGGAACCCGTTTCGTAGGCCTCCAGCCGATACCCGCTCATCGCCATGCGGACCATGCTGACCATCACGGCGCTGCTGAGGCCGTCTACCTCAAACAGATTCCGCAGATTGGCAGAAGCGCTCGAGGACTCCCGGAGATCCGTGATGCTTACGTTCGGATTTACACTATTGTCAGCGCGCAGCCGCTCGCCGGCGTCTGTGCCGGTGAGCGGATTTTGCGAGCGGGCGGTCCCTATCACGCGGCGCGGCAACAGGACTTGTCCTTGGGGAGCTTGGGCCATAGTTAATCGCTTAGTTGATAGGCGTCCCGCGAAGGGGCTGGATCAGAACAGTATGCTTTCGGGGCAGGTTATCATATTTGGCGTGCCCTTGCGACACTTAAGCCACCTGCGTCCTGATTTTGGAGATCATTTTACTCGCGATCGGGTACACCGCTGCCGCTCCAGAGGAGAACATCTGGCACGCGGTGTAGGCGTAGAGCAAACTAAAAAACCAGTGGTCGTCGTCACTCGTACTGACCCAGGCCGCTGACGTTTCGCCGGTGGTCTCCGACGTTCTCCTGACCCTCTTCAGCCGCCCTAGGTGGGCCTTGATCCCGGTCAGCTCGCCGGCGTCCCGGGGCAGGATGATCTTCCCGCCGTTGAAGTCCTTGACGAAGGAGTCGATCATCTCGGTGCGGGCGATGTTCACGAACTGGTCCTCTTCCTTGAGGCTGAAATTCTCCATACCTTTTATATTCCTAACAAAGTAAGCGGCCCAGGTCTGGGCGTACATGCTGCGCTGAATAATCTTGCTCGGCACGGTAATGTCAGGGGCTGCATCGACCACGGCGCGCGCGGCGCCGTACTCGTTAATCCTCTGCACCGCCATCTCAGTAGTCTCGTCCTGGCCGTCCGCCCGGATCTTCTGCTTAAGCTTCTCGGCCCACACGACACGATATTTATTCCCTTCGGGCTTCATTACCGTGAGGTGGGAGACCTTGCCGACATCCATACCCAGTCCGGTCGCATAGAGACAGTTCTTCGACGGACGAACCAACAGCCCGGAACAGGAATTCTCAATCGCCTCCGAGGTGACTGAGTTCTCCGAAGACTGGAAGGGCACCCCGAGACCGAAGTTCAGATAGTCATCGAGGCGATTGTAATTCTCGACGCTTTCCACGATGTCAATAGGGGAGCTGGACGCCTCGGCGTCGAGCGGGGATACATAATAGGAGTGCTTCTCCATCCCCGGCCGCTTCGCTACCCAGGCGCGCTTCTCCGGGTTGGTTAAGTTCTCCCGGGATACCGGCTTGCCGCAGCACTGGCACTTGACCCACGCGTCTTTGGACCTGGTCCTCGGGTCCGCAAGGTCCTGCTTGGACCACGTGAGCAACGAGCCGTCGAAGCCGGGGATCTGAATATCGAAGATCGGGTCCAGAATCGTCCACTGGTTGCAGGCCTCGTGGAGGCACATGTAGACAAACCCGCAGCCTTCGTCATAATCCCTGGAGATCCCTAGCCCCGGAACGGTCGGCGTCGAAAACGCGACCTGTACCCGCTTCTCCGGCGCCGTATGCGTCAGCCGGGAGCGAAAGGTCGTAAGCACGGTCGGGTTACAGAAATCTTTTTCGTCTGTAATGACGCCCATTGCCGGGATCGAGATCGCCTGCCCCTGTTTCTGCGCCCCTACCACAAACAAAAAGGAATTACCAAGTTTCTTCAACTCGGTCGAATCTGTGTTTTTGTCAACCAACCCCTTCAGCAAAGGGGAACTATCGATGATCGGATTCAGTCTCGAGTTGGTGAACCGGCGTGCGAACGATGTGGTGGGCAGCACGTAGATGAAGGTCTCCCCGGGGTGCAGGGCGACCAGGGCAAGCGCGACGTTCGCGAAGAGCTGCGAGACACCCACCTGCGAGGATTTGATCACAGAAACGAACGGCGATATGTCACTGGCGATCTGCCTTTGGTATTCGTGGCCCTTGAAGTTCCACTTTTCCCGGGCGTTCTTAGGGTGGGTAAGGTTCTGTTCCATCCACGCCGCGGAGTTAGCCCGGCCGCCTTGTGAGGTGACGCGCAGTTGGAATCGGTCGAGCAAATGCGATAACTGGCTGTCCAAGTTAAACTACCTTATTCTTTCGCACCGGGATCCACTTGCGAGCATGGTCGTGTTCCTCGATGAAGGCATTCTTCAACTCCTCCTCAGAGTAACGCTGCTCGAGCCACTCCATGGCAGCTTCTGTGTTCTCAGGTACAGGAACAAATTCTTCCCCGGGAGCGGGCTGCTCCATCTCCTTCACCTCTTTGGCAAGCTCCAGCAGCGACTGCCCGGCGCTCTCAGCCTGGTATTTCGTCGCTGTCGGCTGCATCAACGCGCGAGCGAGCAACTCAATTTTTCTGGATAGCCTGGTCGTTGGCATGCCTATCTCTCTTCGCCTGTGGCGACTGTTTGACCCTGGGTATGGGCAATACAAACTTTACAGCCAACCACCCCGCATGAAATCCCGCAAAGAAACGCCAACAATACCAAGGATGTAACTAGATACCCGCTCATACCTCTCTCCTGTCTTATGCGGCCAATTGAATCGATTGGTGTTCCAACTTCTGTCGAAGCCGGCTCAAGAAGTCTGTCTTGTACACCTCGTCCACCTCAGCGATCGTGGACACCACGGCATCCTCAAACAGAGCGTGGCGGGACTGTGCCATCTGGGGCGCCTTCTCCAGCAACAGCTTCAGCAGCGGACCCGCCGCGGCCAGGGCCGCCCGCGCCGCCTTGGGGTCGACGTCAGGACCGGGATGCAGAAACTCCTTCTGAATGTTCTGCAGCATAATCTGGGACCGCTTCAACAGCTCGGCGATACTGACGGGCTCGTCCAGCGTGATTACCGGGGGCTCCGCCCGCCGCTGAGTGGCCTGGGGTGGCATCGGGTCGTTTAGCATAGTGTGTTCCTTCTTAATAAAACGCTTGGCTGAAGTCTACACCGTCTAAGACGCCCTTTCAAGTTGTGCCCCTTTTTAATTACGTTTATAATGCTAATCTACGTTACAGGAGAAAGTCATGTTACAGCTAATGCCCGTAGAATCGGCCACCCCGCACACGGTGAATATCCCTGAAAGCCTCTGGGACTTTGCCACTGAAATCGGCCAAGGCAATACTTCCAAAGGGGTCCGCAGATGCCTGACCGAGATCAAACGCCAGATGGACGAGGAGCGCTCCGCCCTAAAGGACGCCGCCGATGCCTAAACCACCCCCCTTTCTATACGGCACCGAAATTCGGATCCCAGCTGGGTACGTGTTCGAGGGCTCGAGCGTTCCCAAACGACTCCTGAGGATGTTGTTTCCTCGAACGAAGTTGAGAAAGGTTCAACCAAAGATCTTAGATCTACTCATTGATATTGGAGGCATAGATGGAAAATCGTAATGTAACAATCGCAAAGGTTCTGCCAAAATTGGTCCCTGTCAGGATCAAAACACAAGGCCTACCCTGGTATAAGCAGATGTGGGTGCTTGCGATCCAAACGCGAGAATGGCGTGTAGAAGAGGATTGGACCTGCACCCTTCGAGACGGTACCGAAATTCTGATCCCCGCGGGGTTCGTGTTCAACGGCGCGAGCGTTCCCAAACCGCTCCGCATGTTCCTGTCACCGACAGGTGTGTTACTGATTCCTGCGCTGCTTCACGATTACGGGTATCGGTATGATCAATTATTACAGATAGATAAGACTGGTAATGTCCTGCCCTACAAAAAGGGGGCGGGGAAAATGTTTTGGGATGGCTTGTTTTTAGAAGTTGGGAACGACATTAACGGCATAGGGTTTGTCAATGGCGCATCCTGGGCCTTCCTTCAGCTAGGCGGCCACTTTTCTTGGAGAAAGCATCGGTCCAATAATAAAAAGGTGGGGGAATAAATAAAGGGGCAGTTACTGGCCCCCGGACGGGGGCCTTGGTGGGTTACATTGGTAACAACGGTTTCCGACATGGCTGCAGGGTGACGCGCTCCGCGCCCATATCATAAAGTCTCTGCACCATCTCGTCTACCTGCTCCTGGGATAACAGCGCCGGATCGACCGTGATGCGGATCTCGTGGGCCACGCCGGCGGCGATCAAGCGGCGGGCGCAGCCCCAGGCCGCCTCTCCACTGCCCGGGACGCCGGTGACCTTCTGGTAGTCTTGCGGCAGGGCCTTGATATCCAGGCCCACCCAGTCCACCATCGGCAACACCCGTTCCAAACGAACCGGATAACTGCCGGCACTGTGCAGTCCCACCTTGTATCCCAAGGCCTTCACCTGCCTTATCGCATCAGCGAGCCCACCCTGCAGGGTGGGCTCTCCGCCACTAAACACCACTGCATCCAGTAACCCTCTGCGCCGCTTCAACAACTCCAGTACCTGTTCCCAAGGCACTTCGTTCTGGCCGCGGCCCGGTAGCAAGTCGGTGTTGTGGCAATAGGAACAGTGCCAGGGGCAGCCCTGGCAGAACACTACCGCCGCCAACTCCCCCGGGTAGTCGATGGTGGTCATTGGTGTGATGCCGCCCACCCTGAGGGTGGGCTCTTGTCGGTCGATTTTCATGATCGTCTATGCCTGGTACAAGGGGCTGACCGCCTCCTCGTTCGCAATCCTTCGCATGGTCTCCGCCAACAGCTCTGCGATGCTGAGAGGGCGAATCCACCCCGCCGCGTTGGCCTCAAAGCAGAAAGGAATGCTATTAGTCACCACCAATTCGTCCAGCTCAGAGGCCTCGAGCCTGTCCAACGCCGGCCCAGACAGCACCGGGTGCGTGCAGTAGGCGACCACCTTTGCCGCGCCGCTCTCTTTAAGCGCCTTTGCCGCTTGGCACAGAGTCCCGGCGGTGTCAACCATATCGTCGACAATGACACAAGTCCGGTTTTTCGCGTCGCCGATCACGTTCATCACTTCGCTTGCGTTGGGCTCCGGCCGCCGCTTGTCGATGATCACCAGTCCGGCGTCGTCTAGCTGCTTGGCCAGGGCTCGGGCGCGCACCACTCCACCGACGTCAGGAGACACCACCGTCAGGTTCGAGTAATTCTGTTTCCAAAGATCCCCAAGCAGCACCGGTGAGCCGTAAATGTTGTCGACGGGGACCTCAAAGAAACCCTCGATCTGTGCGGCATGCAGGTCCATAGTGATAACCTGATCTGCCAGAGAGCTGAGCATTTTGGCACACACCCGCGCCGACACCGGCACCCGGGCCGAGGCCGGCCGCCGGTCCTGGCGCCCATACCCAAAATACGGCACCACCGCGGTGACTCGCTTGACCGAGGCCCGCTTCAAGGCATCGAGCATCATCAGCAACTCCATGAAGGCGTCGTTGCTGATTGTGGACTGCACCACGAACACCTCCTGGCCACGGACACTCTCTTCGATCTCTACCCGGCACTCTCCGTCGCTGAAAGTACCGACCGTGGCCCGGCCCAGGGGTTGCTTGAACTGGGCAGCAATCTCGGCAGCCAGGTCAGGTGTGGCTGTGCCTGAAAAAATTTGTATGTTACTCGGGGTCATATTCGTTTCCCTTTTGGTGGGGGTGATCAGGCTTTGGGCAGGGTGATGCCTTGCTGGCCCTGGTACTTCCCGGCCATGTCCTTATAGGATTTCTGGCAAGCCTCGTCCGCCCGCAGGAAGAGAAGCATTGCGATGCCCTCGTTGGCGTAGACCTTGGCCGGCAGCGGCGTGGTATTCGAGATTTCCAGCGTGATATGTCCTTCCCACTCGGGCTGCAACGGGGTGACGTTGACGATTAAGCCGCACCTGGCATAGCTTGACTTGCCGATGCAGAGCACAAGCGTATCCCTGGGGATGCGCAGGTATTCGACCGACCTTGTGAGGACGAAGCTGTTGGGGGGCATGGTACAGCTCTCGCCCTTTATGTCTACGAAGCTGTTCTCGTCGAAGTTCTTGGGATCAACGACCGTGTTATGGACGTTGGTGAAGACTTTGAACTCAGGGGCACATCTGATGTCTAGCCCGTAGCTACTCACTCCGTATGAAATGATCTTGCCTCCTGGCACTTCGTTTCCCGAGTCCGCGCCTATTGTGGGGAGTCGGTAGCGGACCTGCCCGGCCACGAATGGGTCGATCATATTGTGGTTTTCGGCCATGTGACGAATCCAAGTATCTGGTTGTATGCTCAATGTAGCTCTCCTAAGTGGTTGGGTGGGTGAGGTACGTGCTTAACGTGTTTCACGCTGTGAGCCCCCATTGCCGCATGAGGCGGCCTTGTGGGCTCGTGGGTGCAGCGGCAGGCCTGGGGGCCTCTTCCGGGGCAGGGTGCAGCGGGTAAGCCGAAGTGTCGGCGCCGTTGGCCTCCATTCTAGCAAGGATCTCGAGCTGTGCTCCGCGGTGCCCGTGACCAAATATACCATTATGGCTTAGCACCATGAGGCAGGGCTTGCAGACGCCCGGTTGCAGCCGGGGTAGTCTGTTCAGTAATCCGTAGTGCCCGACGCTCTCTACGATGCAGCCGCAGGCCAGGGCCTTTACTCGGTACTTCGTTTGTCGCAGGCGTAACTTACCTTCGCCTGAAACTGAAAGGATGCGGAAGCCGTTTACTACTTGGCCAATTCTGAATTTTGGGAGGGCTGCTGGCATTGTCTGTGTCTCCGGTGGTTGGGGGTGTCATTAATTGAGGGGTCTGAGTATACGTTGGTTTACACGCAAAAGCTAGCGTTTCTTTTTGGTGCTGGATGGTTGAGTTGCCTTGCCTTGCCTTGCCTTGCCGGGAAAGTTGCCGGGGGAGTTGCCGGGGGAGTTGCCGGGGGAGTTGCCGGGGGTAGTTAAAAAACCAAAAAGTTGGGAGCATTTATTTTGGGGCTACCGCATGATACGCATTCGCATTCGTAAAAAGTAGATGGTAGGGGGCCGTAATCAGAATCATTTGCATTTGCATCTCTCTCGCATGGCGTTCTCGTCCCCATGCTTGACCCTACTGTTTATCCATACAGTAGTTTGTTACTTCATTGAATTGATGCCACTGTATGAATGTACAGCTACTTTATTGAATAGATATACAGTGTTATGTACTCGGATAGCCCAGATGTATCGGTTGTACATATATAAGGAGTAGCGGCCCCACGTTCAGCCATGCTCCCGGCCATGCTCCCGGCCATGCTCCCGGCCATGCTCCCGGCCATGCTCCCGGCCATGCTCCCGGCCATGCTCCCGGCCATGCTCCCGGCCATGCTCCCGGCCATGCTCCGGCCATGCTCCAGGCCATGCTCCCGGCCATGCTCCAGGCCATGCTCCCGGCCATGCTCCAGGCCATGCTCCAGGCCATGCTCCAGGCCATGGCGCGGCCCCCTCCTGCACACTACGCTGTAAGTGATAAATATTAGGTTAGCCTATCTTTTTGTGATCTAGATCACGTAAAAAACCTTGCTAAGCTAGCTTTTCCCGAGTATATTAGGCGCATCAAATTTAAAAAGGGGTTCGGGAAATGATCAAGACAGTTACAGGCGGCCCAGTTATTAGAGCAACTCTCTTTTGTTGGTTTGTGTCCCCAGTAACCGTACGGCAGGACAACCATTTTCTACCCTTAATATTCACCTTCTGCCCACGTAGTCAACTTAACTATTAAAGGATAACGATCATGAACAGCACTAACAACATCATCGAGTTTCAGTCCCTTAGCGGTCGCGATATCTTTATCGGTTTGGGTAATGTGTGGTTGTACAGCGATACTTGTATGCCTGCTCCGTTGACCGATGTCCCGCAGTGGTTGGTGGGTCTTGCGAGCTAACAAGTGACTACACGATTACATCCTGATAACAGGGTGTAACAGTGTACTCACCCACAGCAGTCCAACTATAAAAGGTTAATATCATGAGCAAGAACACCAAGCTTTATAATGACTTCGCAGCAAAGGGTTTCCAGACTTCTAAGACTGAAAGTCTAGACGCCGTCGCCGTGGCAAACGCTATAGCCGAATCCACCGTTGAAGCGGTATCGATCCAAGAAATGCAGGAGTTTTTCGACGCCTACCGCAAGCCCTATATGTTGGCCAAAGACGACCATGACAACCATACGGCGCGGTTGTGGGCCAAGGCCTGGAACAGTGCTTCTAGTGCCGTGTCACGCCATCTCAAAGTGAAGCATGGCCTACAGCCAGAATGGAAAAAGATCGGTCTCGGCAGTGGTCAGTTTCGCTTGCAGCCGAAGCTTGAAGCTTCCAAAGAATTGCGTGAAAAGAAAGCAGCGGAAGTTGCCCAGCATGAACTGGACTTGTCCAGATTCAAGCAGGAACAAGCCCAATCACAGCGGGCTTTTGAACTGGAACGCTCGCTTACGGACTTGGTTGCCGAGATCAATAAACTGATCGAGAACAGCAGCCACAAGCGGGGTATCGTGATCGGCGCCTTGATCACCGAAGAATTCACTTCTGCTGATCTGGAAGCAGACCGCATTGCCGCCCAACATGCGATAGCCGTTGAAGCGGATGCCATGGTGGCTTTCGCCGAGCAAGACGCGGCAAACGCCGCTGACGCCGCTGCCGCCCAAGCCCAAGCTACTGGTACTGACGGATAACCTCCCGCACAGCATCGCCCTGACCCCAGGGCGATGCTTTCGTGTGGCCTATGTCGTTAAATTCTCATAGCGCGCTTACGAGCGCTTTATAAGAATTTTATGCCTTTGGCATGGAACTTGTAGGGCTCATTCCCTACAGCTCTTTAAAAACGTGGTGGCACAGTCTTATGGTATCTCTTGGGATTCATGGCAGTAATGAAGCATGGCCCCCGACAGTAAACGCCAAGTAGTGCATGGACATTCAGGAAAGCCCGTTCAAGCGGGTGAGAAGTACTGAATGGCTCCCCTGGCAAGCTACTCGGTCATAACACTGCACGCGGATTCGGGAAAAACGACGTAACATATTTCGGCTCGGATGCTGATCTGATTATGTTGAAGCTTTGAAAGAACGCTGAAAGTGCGCATGATACCCCCTTAGCTCTATCCTAAGACGACCATTACTCTATAGCCCGCTGGAACAGCTGTAACGCTCCAAGCGGGAAGTATCGCGCCGTAATGCGGTACTAAAACAGAACCTTACCGCGGACTTGTCCGCGGATATGTCCGCAGGTTATATACAGGATGCCTACTGCAAAGGCTCCTGTAACTTGTGGTTGTCCCGCTTGGTGGTACGCGTGGAGTTTTCTTTGGGCTTGTTACGGATCTAACCATCCGGATCGGTGCTAAATCCCAGTTTAGCGCCCAGCTAACTTGAAAAGCACAAGCCTGGGCCTGCCCCACGGCCGCCAAGCGGGGGTATTGCTCAATGTGTTTTGCCCTATACAAAGCATATTGCGCAGTACCCCATATATAAGGAGTACGCCAAACGCGAACGATAATCTAAATGGTTCGCGTTTGCGATAGCCCGGCCGGAGCGATTCGGCCGGGCGTTTGTGTGCGCGTGATTTTACTCCTTAGTACGTTAACGATTAAAACTAAAACATTTTAGTTTTATGCTTTTAACGCCTTTCAACCCCTTACTGAGAACATCATTATGACGCTGAACGACAAAGATCGGGACGTGGATTTGGAACTGGCGGAACAGCTGGTTGCTCGTTCCCGGGAAAACTCCCGCAGGAACTGCGCCTGCTTGGAACTCCCGGAACTCCCGCCTAGGGCGGATGACAGCCCGCCGCAGGAGGAGGAGGATACGTGGCCTACCGGATTCAGTCTATGGTACCTGGTATCCCCTGGGCTTCTCCTTTGGATCCTTCGGGATGAAGTGTCTTGGGTTACTGCGAGCGCCCTGTCAGTATTTCGGGGGTTTGTCTTGGGGTGGTTGGGCTTTCCTGGCGCTGGGTAAGCTTTGGCTAGGGGGCGATGCGCGC